TTTAACATGGGAAATAATTAGAGACTCAAGTGGTATTGATGCAGGTGGGCTATATACTCACACCCTATTATCCAGTTGGTCAAATATTCCTTCAGCCTCATTTACTGTTTGGAGAGTGGGGGTATAATATGGTTATACGAAAGATTTCAATAGGACCAGACTATAAATCGGGAGCTATGCACTACATAGTCGGTCAGGCTGTATTGGGTGATAGTCACATAATACACCTCATACAGTACGACAAAACGAATGGCTCTATAAAAATATGGATTGAGGACGAGTCGGAATCTATCGTATGCTGGAAGGAGTTCACCTCAATGATGCCCATATCTATTGAGTATAATATAAATTTCTAATGCGTTCTTTATACCAGTTTATTGTAAAACCACTTAATGGTACACGATACAACAACACCAAGGATATCGGTGGATTTGATTTGATTGTAAATACATCAGAGGAAGACTTTAATTTTTCTAATAGAGAAGCCGAGGTTGTCGAAACACCAATTGGTTATGAAGGTCCAATATCCAAGGGAGATACACTATTAGTTCATCATAATGTATTTAAGTTTTATAACGACATGAAAGGTCGTAGACAGAGTGGCAAGAGCTTTTTAAAGGATAATGTATTCTTGATTGACCCCGAACAGTTTTTTGCATACAAGAAAGATGATGTTTGGAACGGGTACGACAGGTATTGTTTTGTTAAGCCAGTCCCTGTCGAGGAGAGTTACATATACAAGCCATTTTCAAATGAGCCACTGATGGGGGAAATGGTTATAATTAATGACAATCTAAAGTCGAGTGGCGTTTCTGTCGGAGATAAGGTTTCCTACAAACCATTTCAGGAGTACGAATTTATAATTGATGGTGAAAAAATGTATAGGATGTACGACCATTCTATAACAATGGTCTTGTAATCTTAACACTATGGCATCTTTTGTTTTATTATATTTGTATATAATATTCACAAGTATGAAAAAATTATTATTTTTGATGCTTTTTATTTTTGCAACTTCTAGTATTTGCAAGAGTCAAGATTTTTGGGCTGCTGAATTTTCAGCAAATGTATCATCTTATAATTCACTTTCATTTAGTTTAGAAAAAAACTTTAAGGTTGGTAGATTTACATTCGGACCACGGGCTGAATATCTTAGACCGCTAAAAAGTTTATCTTACAATGTAGGTGATACCTCGTATATTATGGAATCTCAGTTTAGGTTGAGGCTTGTTCAGGTTGAATTTCAATTAAACGATAGGGTATCTATTGGGGTGTCGCCATTTTGGTTGTTGGGTCCAATACCTAGAAACGGATATTATAAAACTCCATCAACATTTTATGCTGAGATTAAATTAAAGAATGGAGTATTTTTAGAAACATCATTTACAACATCGGATAATGAACTTATTCAGATGTCACTTAGGAAAAGATTATGATTGATTTTGAGGAGGAATACATTTCTCTTAGGAAAAATAAAAGAATTAGGGTTGAGCACAAAAGAAACAAAGTTAAAGATTATAAAAGCAGCGGAGAAAGCGTTGGAGCAACTAATAAAAGTAGCGGAAGAAAAAATAATAACTGGGGACCCAGAAGACGAACTAGCCGCTGATAGACTAAAGAATGCTGCGGCTACAAAAAAGTTGGCTATATTTGATGCGTTTGAGATATTGAAGCGTATTGATGAGGAGCGAGAAGCAATTAATTCTGTTACTAACGAAAGCAACATAAGCACAAATCAAGGTTTTGCAGAACGAAGGTCAAGGTAATGTTTTGTATCGGGAGCTATTGGAGCACATACCCACTAAAAAGATACTATCAAAAAATAAATCTCAGTCATGGGATTACGGTTATAATCAGGAGTATGATGTTATAGTTATATCAAAGACTGGGCAGATTGAATATGTTGTCGAGATTGATGGATTAAAGATAGCAATACCTAAAGCTCCAGAAAATGTTTATAGCAGGAGCAATGTTAATAATCTACAATATTGGGAGCGTCATCAATACCCCAAACAACTCGAAAAAATACAATCTATATTCCAATGGAATGATATGCCATCCGATTTTAAATCTAGATGGGTTGACTATATAGAGGGCGAGTTTGATAAACGAGAGTACGGCTTTTGGTTTATGAATAATGGGAAGAAGACGTACACAACTGGCTCACATTATATGTATATTCAGTGGTCTAGTATAGATATAGGGTATCCAGACTTTCGTGAAGCGAATAGATTATTCTTTATATTTTGGGAGGCGTGTAAGGCTGATAAAAGAAGTTTCGGAATGGACTACCTAAAGATTAGACGTTCTGGATTTTCTTTTATGTCGTCCTCTGAATGCGTAAATATTGGGACTCTTGCAAAAAATGCACGGGTTGGTATATTATCTAAAACTGGTTCGGATGCTAAAAAGATGTTTACCGATAAGGTTGTTCCAATTAATAGTAGACTACCATTCTTTTTTAAACCAATTATGGATGGTATGGATAAACCCAAAACAGAATTGGCGTATCGTGTACCAGCATCGAAAATTACAAAGAAGAATATGTATAGCTCTGATGATGAATTTATTGAGGGTCTTGATACAACGATAGATTGGAAGAACACGGATGATAACTCATATGATGGTGAGAAGCTATTGTTCTTGGCTCATGATGAGTCTGGAAAATGGGTTAAGCCAAACAACATTCTTAACAATTGGCGTGTTACAAAAACTTGCCTTCGTTTGGGGAGCAAAGTTATAGGAAAGTGTATGATGGGTTCAACTTCCAACTCACTTGACAAGGGGGGTGGTAATTTCAAAAAGCTATATTACGACTCTGACATTAATAATAGGAGTGGCAATGGTCAAACAAGGAGTGGGTTATACAGTCTATTTATCCCAATGGAGTGGAACCTAGAAGGTTTTATAGATAGGTTTGGTATGCCAGTAATGAAAACACCGAAGACCCCTGTTATTGGCGTTGATGGTGATATGATATCAAAGGGGGCTATTGATTACTGGGAGGATGAGGTTGACTCATTAAAAGGTGACCCCGATGCCTTGAATGAATTCTATAGACAGTTTCCAAGAACAGAGGCTCATGCATTTAGAGACGAGAGTAAAAACTCTATATTTAATCTAACCAAGATATATCAACAGATAGACTTTAATGATGCGATGATTGATGGTCGTACAATTACCCGTGGGTCATTTAGTTGGAAAAACGGTATGAAGGACACTCAGGTTGTTTTTAATCCAGACAATCGTGGTAGATTTTTTTTATCTTGGGTACCCAACAAATCTCTTCAGAATAAAATCATAGTTAAGAACTCTACAAAGTATCCAGCAAATGAGCACATAGGGGCATTTGGTTGCGACTCATATGATATTAGTGGAACCGTTGGAGGTGGAGGGTCTAATGGTGCCTTACACGGCTTAACAAAGTTTAATATGGAGGATGCTCCAAGCAATGAATTTTTTTTAGAATACATTGCAAGACCTCAAACAGCTGAGTTGTTTTTTGAGGATGTCCTAATGGCGTGTGTATTTTATGGTATGCCAATACTTATAGAGAATAATAAACCAAGGCTATTGTACCACTTTAAAAATAGGGGGTACAGAGGGTTTTCTATGAATAGACCAGATAAGTTATTTACAAAACTATCAAAGACAGAGAGGGAACTTGGTGGAATACCCAACTCAAGTGAAGACGTTAAGCAAGCTCATGCGGCTGCAATAGAATCTTACATAGAAAATCATGTTGGCATGAATGGGGATGATGGAGACATGAACTCGATGCCATTTAATAGAACTCTTTCAGATTGGGCTAGGTTTGACATATCTAATAGAACGAAGCATGACGCATCAATTAGCTCTGGTTTGGCTATAATGGCTTGCCAAAGACATCTATATCAACCCCAAAAGAAAGAGTCATCAATAAGTATTAACTTTGCAAGGTATAGAAATTCGGGAAATATAAGCGAGATAATTAGATGAAAGATGTAAAGATAGATGTTACATCTGCGGGATTTCCAAATCAGTTTGTTTCTGATGCAGAAAAAGCCACAGAGGAGTACGGTCTTCAAATAGGTCAAGCCATACAGTATGAGTGGTTTAAAAAAGATGGGAATAATTCTAGATACTATGACCAATGGAGAAATTTTCACAAGCTAAGACTATATGCTCGTGGTGAGCAGTCGGTTAAAAAGTACAAGGATGAATTAGCTATTGATGGTGATTTATCTTACTTAAATCTTGATTGGACTCCTGTTCCTATTATACCAAAGTTTGTTGACGTTGTTGTAAATGGAATGTCTGACAGGCTATTTAAGATAAAAGCTTATGCACAGGATGCAATATCTCAGTCAAATCGCTCTAAGTATCAGGATATATTACAAGGTCAAATGCTTGCAAAGGACTCATTGGAGGTAATAAAAAGCGAGTCTGGCTTTGACCCTTTTATAATGCAACCAGATGAAATGCCAGCAGATAATGATGAGCTTGCACTGCATATGCAAATCAAGTACAAGCCAGCAATTGAAATAGCTGAAGAAGAAGCCATCAATACAATATTAGAAGAGAATAAGTACCTTGATTTAAGAAAGGAATTTGATTATGACTTAACAACGATTGGTATTGCTATTGCAAAACATGAGTTCTTAAAGGGAGCTGGCGTTAAGGTTTCGTATGTTGACCCAGCTAATGTTGTTTATAGTTACACCGAAGACCCACATTTTAAGGATTGTTTTTATTGGGGTGAAATAAAAACACTTTCTATTACGGAGTGTAAAAAAATAGACCCAACTTTAACAAATGAAGACTTGGAGGAAATATCAAAGTATAGTCAATCTTGGTACGATTACTATAATGTTGCTCAGTTTTATGAGAATGATATTTTTTATAGAGATACAGTAACGCTTATGTACTTCAACTACAAGACCACAAAAAAGATGGTATACAAAAAGAAGTTACTTGAGACTGGGGGTTCTAAAGTTATTGAGAAGGATGACCAGTTTAATCCCCCACAAGAAATGATGGAGGATGCTAGGTTTGAAAAGATTGAGAAGACTATTGATGTTTGGTATGAGGGTGTCATGGTAATGGGGACCAATATTCTTTTGAAGTGGGAACTTTCTAAGAATATGGTTAGACCCAAATCAGCATCCCAACACGCACTTCCGAACTTTGTTGCTGTTGCTCCACGTATGTATAAGGGCAACATTGAGTCTTTGGTAAAGCGAATGATACCATTTGCTGATTTGATTCAGGTAATCCATCTTAAATTACAGCAGGTTATATCACGAACAGTACCAGATGGAGTATTCATTGATGCCGATGGGCTTAGTGAAGTTGACTTAGGAACAGGTGCGGCATACAACCCAGAGGATGCGTTGAGGCTTTACTTTCAAACTGGTTCTGTTATAGGCAGGTCTTATACTCAAGATGGGGAGTTTAATAATGCACGGGTGCCAATTCAAGAATTGAACACAAACTCTGGTGCATCAAAAACACAGATGCTTATATATAATTATAACCATTATTTGAATATGATTCGAACCGTAACTGGACTAAATGAATCTAGGGATGGTAGCACACCTGACCCTAACTCATTGGTTGGGTTACAGAAGTTGGCAGCATTAAACTCAAATACCGCAACAAGACACATTTTAGATAGTAGCTTATATATATTCAGAGGTTTATCAGAGGCATTGACATATCGTATTGCAGATATACTTGAATACGCTGACTTTAAAGATGACTTTGTAAATAAGATTGGTCGATACAATGTGTCCATACTGAATGACATATCAGACTTGTATATCTATGACTTTGGGGTATTCTTGGAAGTTGCTCCAGATGAGGAGGATAGAGCAAAGCTTGAGCAGAACATTCAGATGGCATTATCTAAGGGAGATATATACCTTGAGGATGCTATTGATATTAGAGAGTTAAGGAACATTAAGCTGGCTAATCAGCTCTTAAAGCTAAAGCGTAAGAAAAAACAAGAGAGAGAGCAGAAGATGGAAATGCAAAAGCAAGCGATGGTTGCACAGCAAAATATGCAGTCACAGCAAATTGCTGCACAAACTGCAATGCAAAAAATACAAGAAGAGACGCAGTCTAAGATGCAGATTAAACAAGCAGAGATTGCATTCGATATGGAAAAAATGAAAGGTGAAGCTATGCTTAAATCTAAGCTAATGGCAGAAGAGTTTAACTATAATTTAAAGTTGAGAGGTTTGGCTGAGGAGTCTTTACAGAAACGTGAGGATGAAAGGGAGGATTCTAAGAAGTCACGTATAAGC